AGATTTGTTTTCTTCTTGTCTCCTCTTCCCTTTGTGTATGTGGGTAATGGAAGCACTCCCTTTATCTTCACTTGATGTTCTCCTCTTTGAGTATTTCTTCTATCTGTTTCTCAATGAACCATCTTGCTTTTCTTAAGTCATCTAGTCTGCCTTCACCCAAGTGTTTATGTTCCCATCGGCAAAGGTACTTGCACGCTGATGCAGTCAGGTAACTCATCTTCTGGTCTAGTATAAAGTCTATTACTTCTATCTTGCCTTGCTGGTAATGTTGTGGATTAATATTATCTGTATTCATTTTCTCCAGTCGCTCCTCCATAAGTCCCGTGGTTTGATTTGTTTTTTTCTTTTGAGTTCCATGTATAACTTGGAAGTCCCATCCATGCGGACAAGACCCCAAGTGTTTTTAGCTTTAGTCTTTAAGCTCATCGACAATATCTTTGTCGAGTAACTTCCAGATGATGACAGCTGCGATGATGCCAGCCAGTCCACCATTTCCTAAAGTCCATACTATACCTAGTATAGAACCAATTACATCTCCTGTTAGGAAAGCTACCTTTGGTCCAAAGATTACTTGTAATATAATTGATAAGCTGATTAGCTTGATGCCAACATCTTATTAAACACAATGTGCTATACAAGCCACCCTTTTCTGAGTGCGTCTAGGAACATAACAACGTACACTAGACACCCAGCAGAAATTATACCTGCAATAAAAAATGCAGTTTGAACTATTGTTTCTAATTTCTCTTTCATATATCTCCCGTTATCTTAATTACTATTAGTTGTAAAGCAAGTATAAGTATTATACCCTCAATCATTCTGTGTCTCTTTCTTCTTCTACCAAGTCAACAAGTTCACACACACTACCAGTACAAGCAAGAGTCTTAGTTCCTACTGTCTGGTCAGTGAGCTCGTACTCACTAATCAAATCCCAGTCAACTGCCTCAGGCATTTCACTAAGCAACTTGTCATGTGTTTCTTTGTCACACTCTTCGTATGGTGCTTGTTGGTATGTGTGGTCTGAGTGTGGTAAGAAACTAACTCCACTTACCTCATCAAAGTGTTTGTATACCCAAGCTCCTACTTCCATCCACTCGTGTTCTCTAACACTAATGGTTACACTAGGCTTGTGCTCACAATAATATCTTTGGTATGTAAGCCACAACTCTAGTTGTTCAATAGCAGTCCTTTCGTTTCTAGTGACAGCACCATCAGGAGCCTTCATAGGAAACGAGAACACCTTAACACTGTTAGGTTTCATGACATCATTCTCAGCAGGTATACCTTGGTCTTCCATGAGCCTAGCTATAGGGTCTTTTCTATCTGCCCTAACCCTGCGTATGTAGTGCTCGCTGTGTCTAGTATGTATACCACTGGCACTGTCTACTAGCTGACTGACTGTACCACTAGGTTTAATAGCAGTAGTAGCAGTAGCTTGTTGAATACCTAGTAGCTCTGACCAGTGAGCATTAGTCTTAACTGATTCTTTCTTAAGGTCGGATAAGAAATCAGGTAGGCTACGCTTACCATAGTAACCTCTGTCCTCACTACTACCATTCATAAATGCGTTGTCCATAATACCAGTAAGGCTGACACCTAGTAGTGCCTCCTCTTCTGTATTGTGTACCCACTTAGGTCTGAGTCTCTTGATGTTAGTAAGTGAGGCTTGGAATGTACCTAGTATGGTAGCTAGCCTAGCCTTACGCATGATGTCTTTCTGTGTGTCCTCTGCTCTTACTATTACCTCTGTTAAGTTACAGAACTGTCCATCTCTTAGTATGATTTCACTGCAAGGGTTACATCCAAACTCATGGTCTGTCTCTCTTCTACCTATAGATGCTACCTGTTTAATTGCTGCTTCTCTATTAAAGATGCCACGCTCACCTGACTTAGACTCATACAGTGAGTGCCATTCTTTCATAAAGATTCCTATGTCCGGTTTCTCTGTATAGCATACGCTGTTGTTACTTAGTGCCATCTCAGGTGTGTCACTCCACCACTGACCAGACTTGGCACTGCGCATGCGCTCATCAGTTAGATTACTAAGTGAGATAAGTGCAGACCTACGCACTCCACCTACTACCACTACCTCTGCTATCTTGCACATCATGCGATGACATTCATAGCTAGTTAGCTTTCTACCTACTGCATCTTTAAACAGATTAGTAGAGAAGTTAAACAAGTCAAGCAATGGCTCTGGTCCACTAGCTCTGCCACCAAAGGTAGCAAGCCTTGCACCCTTAGGTCTAATCTTAGAGAAGTCCCACTTGGGCATCTCCCCGTTGTATAGGTATGTAATTAGTTTTCTAAACGCAGACTGCCAGCCTTCCTTGCTGTCTTGTACAACTACAATGTCTTCGACATCAATCATTTCCTCAGGTACTTCTGGTAGTTTGTTAATAAACTGTCTCTCTACACTAAAGCCTACACCAGTACCATGCATAAGAACATACAAGCATTCATCAAATGCTTTGGGATGGTCTACACTTAGGTAAGCGCAGTTGTATCCTGCTATGTTGTTGTCTTTAAGTGCCTTGCCTGCTGTCATTAAGGCTCTCATGCTAGGCATAACCTCTAGGTTAAGCACTGCATCTTCAAGAATCTTACGAGTCTTGGGCACTAACTCTTGGTTAGTGTTTTCTTTTAGGTGCTCTTCCATAAAGTCAAAGTACCTAGCTACTGTCTCTTCCCATGTTTCTCTTCTGTTCTTCTCAGGTAGCCACCTTGCGTACCTGCTAAGAGCAATAAAGTTTTGGTAATCAGTTGGTAATTTTTTCATTCATCCTCCATTGGTTCTATCTCTATGTCTACCATCTTGTCACCGTTGTCATCTAGATAGTCTCTATATTTAAGTCGGCCATTCCTGTGCAGTAGAACAGCAGTTGTAATTCCTTTTTCATATGCTTGCTTATGCGTAAAGTATATAGCAATAGCACCAAGCAATATGAATGTTAAGCTAAGTGTTAGGTAATCCATTCACTCTCCTCAAAGTCCTCAAGAAATCTGTCTTGCTTTTCTATCAGTCTCTTTTCAAAAGCATCTAGTAATTCTTGAGGTTCAATTTCTAGTTCGTCACATATAAGGCACACATCATATGTCGATGCGATGTATGCCTTTAGTTCTGGTAGTTGTTTCAAAAGTCGGCTCCGTTTGTTACAAAGTAATTAGTTATTTTACCAGACGGTATAGGTCTAGCTTCTAAACTACCAAAGCAATCTTCTTTAAACCCACAGAACGCACATGTCATGCATAACTTTTCTTCTGTCTTAGCTTTGTTCCAAGTTGTAGCGTTAGCTAGTCTCATAGGTGGTGTGTCTGATTCCATCTTAGCTTTCAAGTCAACAATGTAAGTGTCTATGTCTTGCTCTAGTTCTTGCTCACATAACTTGAGTGTTGATTTGTTTTTATTCAAAG